TTCGTACCAGCCGTTAGGTTGGGGGAGGTCGTGCCTGTGCCACCGTTGGCCGTGCTCAGAACGCCCCCCAGAGTAAAGGTGCCGGTCGTGGTAATGGGTGAGCCAGTAACGGTTAGGCCCGTGCTACCAGGTGACAAGGCCACGCTTGTGACCGTTCCTGCGGTCGTGTTGAGATTGGCAATGGCCTGAGTTGTCGTTCTAACCGATGTGCCGCCTTGAACAATTTCTAAAGGCTCTGTTCCGCTTAGCGATATAGCAGGGGGTAGATTGGGTATGGTGATAAATGGCATCTAGGACCCCGTTTGTGGAATTTGTGCGTAGCCATACGGAATACCAACATTGGCCGTGACGATGCGCGTTGTGGCCGTCAAGAGGCTTGTCGCGGCTATCGGTAAATTGGTTGTGTAGGTAAAGGCCGTAGCTGTCGTAACCGTAACACTATAAAACCCGTTGGCCTGATTAATTGAGAGCCCTTCAACAGAGACCTGACTATTCGTAGATAGGCCATGCGGTGAGGAGCACGTCACCGTCACAGTATAGCCAGCGCTAGAAATAACCGAGAGGACGGGAAGTTGGACGCCATAATGGACGGTGCCATTAAGCGGCATAATAGCGCCGGGCTCAAGACCAGTTGGAATGCCCATCGGTTGGTTCGTAAGGTCTTGGCCATCAATGGTTGCTCGACCCACCATATTAGGAATGGGGATTCCGGTTACAGGATCATAAACCGTAGGCGCGCTAACGCCGCGATAGTCCGTCTCGTCCAACAAGAAGGGCTCAACACGTGCATTTTGAATGGGTATGGGATCTGCTGGGACCACGATGGCCCTGAGCTGCTCAGTTGGAACGTCATAACAGGGCTGGCATACAAGAATTTGCAAGTTCTGTAGTGACGCGCCCCGCCAATCAAACTGAAACCGAAGATCGACATGATTGTACCAAAACCCGCACCTTTGACAAACGCCAAAGGCCTGTGGGTTGCTAGCACTTGTCCTTGCCCTACCTGATTGAGACGCATATGCCATGACTAATTTCTATAATAGCTCCCAATCATGGGTGAGATGAAAAAGTCACTGCTTTCGATGTTTTGCGTCGCGGCTATATCATAGGCCTCGTCGGCTAACGGCTTAAGCATGGTTGCTTTTTCTGGGTTCCATACCAGAGCTATGCGAAAGGCCATGCCGAACGCTAAGGCATCATAGAAATATTGTGGAAGCTCTAAGGTCTGCCCATCCGTAAAGTTGGCATCCATGTTCTGGCGTAAGCGATAATAGCTAAAGGACGTCTGGGTGCCGTCTGGCACATAATAAAAAGTGACGCTACCATTCAGTAGCCGGTCATACCAATAAACGGTCGGATAGCCCTGCTGCGTTATATTTGGATAAGAGGCGTACTCTGTCCGGCTTATAGGTAAAAGATACCGATTTGTCGGAACGCCACCGCTCGTGACCGTCATATAAAGATCTAAGATCGTAACCGTATTTGCCGGTATTGAGTAGGTGGCCTGACCTTGAACGAGGGGAACGGTCTGTAGGTCAACGCCCCATAGATTAACGCCTTGGCTACTCCACCGACCCATGAGGAGGTTGGTCACCATACGAACAGTTTCCATATGCTGTTGCGTAATTTGAGTATTTCGTATGCCCGCTAAGTTCAAAGCGTAGAGGGATAATTCCCCCATCGATGGGTTGAAATTGTATGTGCCGGAGGTCGTCATAAGCCACCTCCTTAATAAGGCACTGTGCTCAACTGAGTGACAATATTGGATACAGAGCCCGTGCCGCTTGTGAGCGTAAATCTGACAAAGGCGGGCGCTACCGCTAAATTCGTTGAGGTCGTAGAGATAACGCTAGAGACAGCCTGATTCCAAACGACCTGATAAGGCAAGACGGCATTCGTGAAGCTATTGGGGTCCTGCATGGTCGTTTCAATGTTAAAACTTACCGTGCCCGTAACAACTGATTGGATGGCCACGGGCGCTGGCGCATAATCGTCCAACCGAACCCAAGCCGATGAAGCAATCGTATTTGTGCCCACCGTAAGGGCCGCCGCCGCCGCCGCGCTCATCGTGATCGACGTAACTGTTTTAAAGTCCACGTTAGAGTAGCCCGTGCCGCCACTTGTGACGCCGGTCAAGAGCTCGGTCTGGGTCTGGCCGTTAACGTCTGTGCCGACAATGGTAAAGGTCTTAGCGCTCTCATTGCCGGTCGTGGTGATGAGGATGCGCCTGGGCGTATCGAGGACGGCTACGCCGCCCGTAACCAAAGTGCCATTCAGCGTCACAGCGCTCGTAGGCGTTTGCGTCAAGGCGATGTTGTTTGCGCTTGCGGCAACTAAGGGTCCAACAGTGACAGTTACAGGGCGCATTCTCTATCCTTATAGTTAGAAGGGGGCACTAAGGCCCCCTCCCGTCATGACTAATCCTTGGTGGGGGGCACAGGGTCAGTCAGAGTCCATTTCTTCGTGCTTGCGTCCCGTAGCAGGCGTTCCACGATGCGCTGCTGAAAAGACATGAGACTCACAAGAGCCTCCAGATTTACGCGGCATACGGCCAGCATGATGCTTGGCATGTTCACCTTCAACCTTGTGCTCTTCATGGGCTTTTCCACCGCGCTTACGCTTGGCGCGTCCGCCTTTGTTGCGCTCTTCAGCTTCGTCATCGATCTTTTTAGCATTGGTCCGAGCCTCCGGTTTGTCGTCAAGGTCTTCTTCCTCGTCGTCCTTGCCTTCTTCTTCGGGCGATTCAGGTCCCTCAGCCTTACCACCAGCTTTACGCTTCATTTCGTGGTGGGCCTTATGATGTTCTTTGGTCTTACCTTTCATGACAAGGCCTCCTATGCTTGAGTTACGCCAAACAACCCAGTTCCATTGGTAGGAGCCATGTTGTAGACGAGGGGTGATTGGAAAACGTTAAGGCGGTTAGATCCGTTAGATGCCGATTGTAAGGCATAGGTTCCACGCACATCGCCCGTCGTGGCCGAGGCCGTAGACGTAACCGCTGCTGTATAGCCCGTAACCGAGGTGATGTAGTTGGTCGCGCCAGAGCCAGGATAGACCATGCTAACATCGGCAAAGATATCAGAGCGGATAGGAAACCCATAGATGTCCGTCGTGCCAACCGAATAGTTGTGGGCATCTGTAAACTGTGGCACGACCGAGGCAATGTACTTAAACGCCTTAGTGCCATTCGTCGTCGCCGCACCCGCCGCCGCCGTAATGGTCTGCGTCATTGGGAAGCCGTAAATATCATAGCCCGATACCAGGAAGGCACCCCCGGCACCGCCCGAGACACCCGTAACGCTTACCGCCCGAGAGACGATGGCCTGTGGGTTCCATAAGCACACCGTTTGAGCGCCAGGTTGGCCAAAAGGAATGGCGCAAGAGGCAATCCCCAAGAACGTGCCCGTAATGGTCGTAGACGAGACAGTCTGAGACAAGTTAACCGTGAAGGTCGGCACTGTAGAACTCGTAAGCACAACTGCCGTAATGAACGTACCGGCCAGAACACTCGTGCCTGTTAAGGTCATGCCCACAGCAAACTGACCAGCTAAGCCAGAAGCTACCGTGAAGGTCGTTCCTGAAATAGTTCCCGTCGCCGCAGCCACAGATTCAATCGACAAGAGGCCTGTAATGGTGGCGCCAGTCGTTTGATTAACAAGAGACTGAGAAACGCTTACGCCCGTCGTTGAAGAGCTCGTAGAGACAAGCGTCATGGCCGTGCCGTTCGTGACATTGGCCGCTGCCGCAATAGCTGTGTTGGATAGGGTGAACGGGATCGTGTTCAACGTCATGAGCTCTTGAGCGCCCAAGAAGCCGTAGGTGGCTGAACCTGTTGCCTGGCCTGTGTGATAGGTGTAGGTCGAGCGGGGATCAAGAACGGCCACACCGCCCCAGAAGAGAGACGGCGCAAGCTCTGGGTTGGAGTCTGGCCCGAAACCCGCTATGATTGGCCCTTGAAAAGCTGTCGTGGACATTAAAACATTCCCTTCTATTAAAAGCGGTTAAGACGTTGGGAATGAGCCATAAATCGCACGTGGATTGTAGTAGCTAAAGCTATATCTGTGATAGCCCTTGACCAAGAGGTTATCCGTAACGAAATCGACCTGCATATCCGTCTCGAATGGAATACGCTCCATGTAAGACAAACCATCGATACTGGTGAGCAAGAACCATGCGAAGTTCGAGGTCAAGAAGTCGTTGACCAGATAGCCTTCAGGTAAGCCGCCCGCCGTAGTTAAGATTGCATTAACGTCGTTGTCTGCGGTGCCAGGACGAAGTTCCGTCTTGGTGAGGCGGATAGCCACAGGCTCTAGGGACGGCGGAACGATCAGCTTACGACCGCGCGCAAACATCTTAAGGCCAGCTTGGTCCCTAAAGTTCGTGCGGATATTGATCACGGCATTCAAAAGCGTTGATTCGTTTAAATCAACATCAATCGTTGGCCTGTTGGCGTAAGTGCTGCCATCAATAGGGTGAGCCGTCGAGCACATGGCCACGCCATCGCCGCCGACAGCATTGTTATAGGTCGTGGCTGTATTGAGGATCGAGGCGCCGTAGATTTCGCGCGTTTGATTGAAGGACTCAATAAGGCCTAGGTTAGACGGATGGAATTGCGTCTTATAAAGATTGTCGTCAATCGCTTTCCGGGTAATGGCATAACCAAGGCCGATTTCAACGTGCTCTTGGTTATAGACAAAACGTTCACCGGCGCTGTTGTCGAAGTTGGTTTGACCACCTTCAGTCTTGAGTTGCGCCAGACCCAGAAAACGCATTTCAGCCGTGCGCTCCAAAGCCATCTTAGACTCGTGCTTGGTGAAAATCTTGTCGTACTGAGACGGAATTTGATTATATTTCCCGGTAATGCCCCGGAGACCTGGAAGCAAAAGGTCTTTGATCGCTGATAAGTTAACGGCCATTGGTCCTTACTCCCTAAATTCCAGCAAAGCCGCGTGGCATAGAGTTATTAAACCCTACGACAATGCGGTTATAAGCTGTGGTTGAATCGTTGCCATTGATAGAGGCCAGCGGGCTCGTGCTGCCGACCGTGTAATTTGCTAAACTCATAATGCGGAAAGGCAGGAACGCGTTCGAGGCCGCGCCTGTCGTTGAGTTAGCGGTGAGTGTGTATTGATCAGCGTAAGCCGCTGAGACGCCAGTTGAGGTCGAGCCCGTACCGATAGAGAAACCGATGTTCTGACCTACCGAAGAAAGGCCTACCGCCGTCGCCGTCGTATTGGAATTAGCCGTCTGAACCACAAACTGGGCGTCTGGATCATTGACAATGTAAGCTGTAACGTCGCCGTTCGCATCCGAACCAGGGAAATAGTTGCTCCACACCGTGCGCTTTTGGGCCGTCGAAAGGTATTTACAACCAACGAAGATGCCAGCGGGTGGCGTATAGACATAAGCCGCACCAAATGTCAGGGCGCTTGAGAAAGCACCAGGGACCGCAAAGGTGGCTGTTGTCGTAGTTGAGGCCGTAATCGTATAGGCACCGTTAATGCCGCCGCCCGTAGCGAAGCTGGTGCCCGTGAAGACGATGGTTGAGCCAACCGCTGGAGCCGTCGTGGCCGTGAACGTAGCCACCGCTACACCCGCCGTAACCACAATGCCAGAAACCGCTAGAGAGGCGGGAGCCGCAGCCTGAGCAATATAGCCCGTTCCAAGGCCCGTCGTACCCGTAGCCTGAACGACCGGATCACCGAAGAAAATGGCTGTGGTGTTGGCAGACGCAATCGCCGCCGTGACTTGCTCATAAGTCGGAGATGAGCCCGTCCCTGAATATTGTGCAAAACCGAAAGGGGAATTGGTATTCGCCATGACGGGTTCTCCTTTTCAAAGGAGGCCATCATCGCGCACCGAGCCGATTTAGACCGAAAAAAAACGGAACTCCGTCCCGAGACAGAGGTATATGCCCAAACCATATCCAGAAATTATAGCCTGTCAATAGAAAAGAGCGGCATTTCTACCGCTCTTCGTATCAATCTTGTGTCTATATGGCAACATGTCAGTCATGTATGGGGATGGGTGCTTCGTAAGTGTGTTTAATCTTGGGTCTGACGCGTGGGTATGAGCGTTCGAAGTGGCCCTGGGGCGCTCCATTAAGCTGATCGATCTTAACTTGAACGTCGGCGCGTGCCTTTGAAAGTTCATGCGCGCGGATCGCGTTGGTAATCTCCGCTGGACGCTCCATAAGGATTTGACCCTTGCGTTCAATAAATTGCGCATTAGAGCCTAATGGCAGGAGTTCCGGGTGACGCTTGGCCGGAACCTCTTCCCACCCCATGCGGCGAAACTCAATCATGCGCGCTGGGTCTTCAGCCCCCAAGACAAACCGAGTTTTCCACTCATAGGACCATCCTGGCGGAATCTGTGCTGGATCGATATAGAAATCATCGGTAATGCCGTCTAGGTTATCGTCAAGACGCTCCAAGAGTTGTCTAGCGCGGATCGCGGCAGCGGCCCTTGGGTCTGCCTCACGTAGGTCGCCTCTAGGGTTTGGGCGGTCGGGAGCCTCGATCTCACCAGACTCTTCGGCCTCGACTTGGATAAGGGCCTCTTTTAGGGGATTCATGCGTGGACGGCCACGGCGGGTTGTTATCGCTTCCATTAGTTTAGTCTACTTTCTTGCCTAATTTTTAACAACTCCCGAGCATATTCGGCGGGAGTCTGACCCATAGCCTCAGCCATTTCGATCTGTTCTGACGTAAGCCGTACTCTGTTCTTGCCGGTGGAAGTCGCTTCACCACTACGCGTTACAGGTGCGGCTGGCGGTGCCGACCGGCGTTGCGTTGGCTTAGAGGCCTCCGACAAGGCGCTGTCATCGATAGGCTCCTCGCCCGGAAGACTAAGGCCTAGTGTCTTTTCAACGTCGGCAAAGTAGTCAGGAGAGTCAGCGATATAGCCTCTAGCTTGAGCTAAGCCGTCCGCCGCGATCATTTGCTGCAAGAGTCTTTGGTTGCGGGCGTATTCAGGATGCCTACGAACCCAGTCAGCGGAGGGGGCCGATAGGGACCTTGCTAAGGCCTCGACGGGATCAGAATTATGATAGGGTTCGGGCGCCTGGGGTTTGGGTTGTGCGCTAAGGGCTTGCTTGCCGCTTTCTAATTGTAAAAGCTTGGCAGAATTAGCCGACATATCCAATTGGATCTCAGCGACCCTATCGTAATCGCCTGAGGCATAGGCGGCGCTCAAATTGGCCTTAAGGATATCGTTAGATTGCTTAACCGTCTCAATCGCGTTTGTGACCAAGCTTAGGTTGGTATCTTGGACCTCAGATTGAGCCCGATGAGCATTGGACCTGGCCTCATTAGCCGCTTTTTCAGCCTCAATCCTTTGGCTGCGCTCAAGAGCGAGTTGGCTCTTTAGGGCCTCCAGACCGGCATCTGGACTAATTTCTTTGGGTTTGGGCTTAGGTTCTGGACTGTCGGCCCTAACAACCTCGATCTCCGGTTCTTTAGGCGCTTCTTCGAGTTCAACAATGATATCTTCGTCTTTAATTTCGGCCATAATTTACCCCTTACCACACGTGATCTGGGTGTTGGACGCGTCCTCGGACGCTCGTATCACTCAGAAGCCTACATTTAATGCCATTGTCGCCTGGTTTTGTGCTCGGCAATGTCAAATCCCAGCCATCAGAGGGGCGGAACACCACCCAATCTCCGAGGTCAAACTTTTCACCATCAAACCATTTTTGCTCAGGCTCGACAAAGGCCTTTTTTCCCATCTTGATAATAAGGCCGACCTTAGATTGGTATTTATCCTCGTCACGATATTGCTGCGGCAAGTAAAGGCCGCCTCCCGTCACTTCTGGTCGCATATAGATCGCCACCAAGACATGGGTACCAAAAACATCAATATTGGGGGTGTCGCCAACGCGCTTCCAGATATCTTTAGCTGGGTCAACGTCGTGTTGCATTGCCATAATAGGCATAGGTTTTCCTTATTGTTTGTTAAGTTTTGCGTTCACTTCATCACAGTAGTAGTCAAGAACCTGCCTTAAGGCTGTAATCCTACCCACCTTGAATTTATAATCGGCAAAGTCAGAGGCAACGCCCGTCACTAGGGATTCCATGGCCTCCGATAATTGCTCGTCAATAACCTTTCTCAATTCGATCTCGAACTGAGTGCTGATCGTATGGATCATTTGCGACCGTAAGCCTCAATCTTTTCCAAACGACCCAAGCCCGATCCAGAACCGGCCTCCATATCAACCATACCGCCGCGTTTACGGCCCATAGGCGGCATACCCGGTGGCATACCCTGGGGCGGCATTGGCATTTGAGGCGGAGCGCCAGCGCCCATAGGCATCTGTACGGGAGGTGCCACAGGCTTAGGCGGAGGCGCGCCAATAGGCGGGGCCATGGGCGGACCGGCTTGTGGTGGCGGCGCAGCACCTTGATCCTTGTCATGACCGGCGCCAATAATGATATTGACGTTCATCTTGCCCTTGCCGGACGTGCGACCACCTGACTTACGCGCTTCACGCCCGCCGTCATCACGCGTTCCAGACATCTTTTCCATTTTAGTCGCGCCGCCACGTTTAAGACCGGCGGCCCTTGCCGCTAGACCTGGAGCGCTGGGCGTAAATCCAAAGCGCTCAGTAGGTACGCTAGAGGCTATGGGTCCGCCATCCATCTTTTTAGCGCGACCACCCGTCTTAAGGCCTCCGATATGAGGGCGCCCCTCTTTCTCGGCATTCGCTTCCTTGACGTCTCGGTTGACATAATCATCAACCATGCCGCCGGATTTACGTGGCATCCTTCCCGCGTGATGCTTGGCATAGAGGCCTTCAACTGTTAAGACCTTGCCACCGCGTTTAAACTGACGACGCGAGATGGGCTGCAGGCCGGTCTTTTCGCCCGCATTAATAGGCTCGCTAGGCTCCCAACTCGACGCATCTACCTTGTGATGCGGATCGGTTGTTAGGCGTTTAACCTTATCTTTGGCGTCTTCACGGGCCTTTTTAGCCATCTCTGACATTGCAATCTCCTTAGGATAATCCTCTAAATACCACTGTTTTTAACGATCTCAAATGATGATTATTGCATAGATTCTTTCTGTGCCATTAGGGCTGTTAGGCGGAGTCTGGCTCGGTCCATGTCAAGACGATGATAATCAGCATATCTTATAAGGGCAACATTAAGACAAGCGCCTATAAATTCTTCGTTATCGTAATCATCGCCCATGCGGTTTAGCTTTCGCGAGAGTTTGATATAGGAGGGGCTCATCTAGTCTTCCGCGTCTTTCTTAACCGTGCCGATTTGAGATTCTTCCGTGGCTATGCCCTCAGGATGGGCGATAATGTCACGCGCCAGATCCAGTAGAGCTATTTTTTCCTTGCTCGCCCGGTCTTGATCGCGATTTTGGTTTTCGTTTTGTGCTTCTAGGCCCTTAATCTGGACCTCTTTGGCTTTAGTTTGCGCATCCATGATCTTAGCCTGAGCTGCCATCATGTCGGCTTGCGTATCTTGAGGCTGAGGAGGGGCATTGGGCTCAGGTTGTGCCGCTTGAGCCATCTTAGCATGAGCTTCTTGGGCTTTGGTATGCGCCATAAGCGTTTGCGCATCGGCCTGTTGTTGTTTGACCTTCAATTCACCTTGTTCTTTGATCAATTCAGGCGGTGGAGCGGCTTGAGCCGCTGGTGGCGCTAAGAATTGTTGTGGATTTGACCAGCCCATGACTTGAAGGGCCGCCGTATCAATGGCTAAGGGGTCATATAGATTAGGATTGGCGGCCTGAAGTTGCTTAAGGCCCATGATTTTCATCGCCCGTTGCCCAGATGAGGCCGTATTTGGGTCAGCTTGGGGCACAAGTTCGTAATTATTGATGGCATAGAGGAAGGTTTGCTCGTCCCATTTGTGCCCCGAGCGACCAGGACGCTGCCAAAAGGACTCTGGATTCTCTTTAAAACACTCAACAAGGAGCCTAAACTCAGCCGCTTGTGCGGCATGGACGCGTTTATGCACGGAATCTAAGACCTTGGTCGCTTGTTCCATCAAGGCAAGCGTCGTTCCGACCGGCGCATCAGCCCGACCCTCACCAACCTGTTGTTCTGAGGTGCCACCAATACGCATACCCGTCGTTGCAATATCCCCAACAAGCTGCATGAGCGCTTGCGAGGGTTGCTGATAGGGTAGCGGCATGATCGAGTCTTTAAGGGGCATCCCGCCGGTATCAACCTGAGCCCCACCACCGGGAGGAACACGGAAGATATTGGTGTTTTGCCGCGTACCGTTCTTGGCCACTAGGAAACCAGGGAAGTTAGCGTACATACCCGCATCGAGAAGCTCTCGCCAAGCGGCTGTAATGGCATTCGTCGTGTTGCCTAGGATATGCAAGAGTCCAATGGCATAAAAACCAAAGCCTGGGACGAAGGTATAGGGCACAAAGGTAGCGCGGGCGGTAGGAAGCTTCTTATCTTCCTCATTATAGTTCCTAACGATGGATAGAATCTGGCGCGAGGTAACATCAATAGTAACACGATATGGAATCTCAAGTCCAGAAGCCTTTCCCTTAAACTTATGTTCAAAGCCAGGAACGTCAAGCTCGCAATAGCACTCATAGATCTCACGGTCTCGGTCTTCTGGCCGTGTCGAGGCTTGAGAAATGCCTTGTTGGGCCTTTTCTTCTCGTTTTAGGGCATCACCTTTAGCCTCATTCGGCGTTTCAAGCATAATGTCACGATAGACCTCAAGGATCTGCATTCGCTTAACCGTCGATGGCCGCATCATCATCTTATGCGTAACGCGTTTGGCGTTCTGCAAGTCTGTGGCGGCATTGTTAACGATTAGGTCGTCCGGGTCTACGGTTTCGGAGACAGGCCGATTTCGTAAGGGGCAGAAATAGACCTTCTTAAAGGTCATGCCGCCAAAGCCAAGGTTAAGCAGCATCCTATCCGTGTCGGGGTAATATTCCGTCGCCGTCGAGGTTAGGTAATGGTTAAGGTCTTTCTCAAGCGCATTGGCGAGCATATCCTCTTTAAGATCGGCGTTGTTGTCATCATTGCGGATCTTAACCGGGCCATCGGTTGGCAAGAGTTCACCGCGAGCATTAGCCTGAAACCTTAGCACGGCCTCTAAGAGGAGGGGATGGCGGACCTTACTCATGCCCTCAACGGGCGCGCCCTCACTGGCCCCAGAGATGCCAGGTATTTCAATGGTTAGGCCAAGGAGTTTAACGCCCTGAGCCCTAGCATCAATCCAATCCTTACGGCTGTTGAGGTCATCATCAATGCCACGTAAGAGCTCTTCAGTTATAAAATTAAGGTCGCCTTCGGGAATCTTTTCGGCTAGGTTATCGAACCACTTAGTTTCAGTTGAACTAGAGGCCAGACTAAGGGGTCGACCATCCATGGAGATGGTGACAGAGCCATCGCCATGCTTTATACTGATGATATTGCCCTTCTCGTCAATATCGGGGACGTCTTCATTGTCAGCGAGCTCAACGATAATGTCTTGGGCATCTGGCAGGGTTGGATCTGGCGCGCCTTGTAAACGAATATTGGGCGAGAGTCCGGCCATGATCAAATCCTACTAACTGTCAATGGGGAAAAGTACATCATTGTCATGCGGGATACAATGGCGAGGTTTTATTATCTCCCGGGTAGACAACCATGTTGTTAATCTCCGCCGTTCGCTCCTCACCCCGCGTCAAGAGTCCCATATCGCGAAGCTTTTTAACGGCCATAGACAGTGTATCAACGATATCGTCCCTCTTACCTTTAGGAAACTGAGCCACTTGCGTTATGGTCATCTCCGCCCACGCCTTATCCGGTGCGTAGACCATGCCCTCTTCAAAGATATGCTGGATAGAATAGAGCCTGGCCATCTTATCTTGGCTCTTCGGGTCAATAAGTTCTATGCCGAAATTCTCTTGGCCTAGGATACGTCTTAATTCCTGAGCGACAGAGTGACCAGCGGCCTTGTTTTCGATAACAATATGATCAATCTTAAAGCGCTTGGCGGTCGCCCTGACCTTTTCTATAAGCCCATGAAACTCAAGGTGCTCTTGCCACGCATCTATAAGCATAAGCCTAGGTGCCGTTTCCATATAGGAGCGTTCATTATAAGCCGGACGTCCATCGCGGCCTATAACGCGCGTCGATTGCGCTACAACCCCACCCGTAAAGACACCCCATATCGTCATGGCACTTGGATCATTAAAAGTCTTGTCGGTATAGGCCGTATCAAGCGAGGCTAAGATATAATCCATGGGCGGAAAGGCGGCATCTTCCCATAATTGCCACCACCCACGCTGTATGATACCGCCACCGGCAGGTTCAGGCCGCTGCTGCATTTGACCAGCAAAGCCATATTTCCCAAGGGCCTTTTTAAGTGTGTCAATTTCCTTGGTGCCAAACCTATCGGGCCATAAAAGCTCACCAGGAACGGTTCTCGGGTCTTTCCACCCTATAGATGTGTGATAAGACCGCTCAGGCTCATACAACATCGGCAAACAAAGGTGGGTCCAGTCTTCCGA